AACTGCATAAAAGTATGCTATAATAAAACTATAGTTAACAACATTAGAGGAAACTATGACTCCTGAGCTTGAAACCTACTTCGACAACTACAACGAACTCTTCAACCACGAAGGTTTCAAACAACTCCTACAAGAGTTATCCAACAATGCACAACAATTGGCTGACATTCAGACAGTCAAGGACACAGAAGACCTATACTTCCGTAAAGGCCAAGTTGCTGCTTTCGCTACTGTAATTAACCTCCAAGGTACTATAGAAGCGGCTAGAGAGCAAGCAGAAGCAGAAGAAGAAGGTCCTGTTGATGTTTAAAATCTATGACTTCCGTTGTACTAACGGACACGTCTTTGAAGAAATGGTAGCGAGTAACGTCACAACCAGTAGGTGCGGTTGTGGCGCGAATGCTACAAAAATGATATCTGCCCCGTCATTTCACTTGAATGGTTCCGATGGTTCATTCCCCGGAGCGCACATGAAGTGGGTGAAAGAACACGAAAAAGCAGGTCAAAAATAACCACATCTCCACAATGATAACGATCACGGAGTTTAATTATGTCTAGAGCAACGATTCTAGATCTGCCCCCTGAAGAGGAAAACGCGGATCAAATCGAACAAAACGAAGTTAACGAGATTCAACAAGAACCCGTTGAGCAACCTCAGCCAGAAGAAACCAGCTTACCAGAGAAGTACCAAGGTAAGTCTTTAGAAGAAGTAGTTAAGATGCACCAAGAAGCTGAAAAGCTACTAGGTCGTCAGTCTTCTGAAGTAGGCGAGCTTCGTAAAGTGGTGGATGACTACATTAGTACTCAAACACCCGCCCAAGCACCTCAACAGCAACACGTTGAGCCTGAAGACGATATTGACTATTTTACAGATCCTCAAGCAGCCGTCAATCGTGCTATTGAGAATCATCCTAAAATCAGGGAAGCACAGCAGTACACTGAGCAGTACAAGAAGCAAACTTCTTTAGCTGCTGTACAGGCTAAACATCCAGACATGCAAACAATCCTTGGTGATCCCAAGTTTGCTGAATGGATTAAAGCTTCAAAAATCAGGACTCAGTTGTTTGTAGCAGCTGACCAACAGTACGACGCTGATGCCGCAGACGAACTCTTCTCACTCTGGAAAGAACGGAAGACAGTAGCTAGGCAAACTGCCGCAGTTGAAAAACAGGCACGTAAGCAGACACTTAAGGCAGCTAACACAGGCAACGCACGAGGCACTGGTGAAGGAACACGTAAGAAGGTATATCGCAGGTCCGACATTATTAAACTAATGAAAACAGACCCTGAGCGTTACCAAGCATTGTCAGACGAAATACTACAAGCTTACGCGGAGGGTCGAGTCAAGTAATCTAAAGGAGATTAATCATGGCTGGCGAAACTTCCGGAACCTACTTCACAGCGAATGCTGTAGTAGACAAAACAGCAGCAGGTACTTTTATTCCAGAAATCTGGAGTGACGAGATCATTGCTGCATACCAAAAGAACCTCAAGATGGCTCCCCTTGTCAAGCGTATCCAAATGGCTGGCAAGAAGGGTGACGTAATCCACATTCCTAAGCCTACTCGTGGTTCAGCTTCTGCTAAGGCGGAATCAACTGCTGTAACAATCCAAGCAAACCTTGAGTCAGAGTTGACTGTCACTGTTGACCGTCACTTCGAGTACTCACGTCTGATCGAAGACATCGTTGAAGTACAGGCTCTCAACAGCCTCCGTCAGTTCTACACAGAAGATGCTGGTTACCAGCTTGCTCTGAAAGTAGACACTGACCTTATCAACGCTGCTACTGGCTTCGGTGACGGTACTCGCACACAGTCTCCAGCTAACACTGGTGCTAACTGGGTTAACAGCAACAGCTATTACTTCAATGCTGCAACTGGTATTGATGCTTATGCTGTTGACACTGTAACTTCAGGTGACAACTTCACTGACCTTGGCTTCCGTGAGGCTATCAAGCTGATGGACGACGCTGACGTTCCTATGGAAAATCGTGTCCTCGTTATCCCACCAGCAGTACGTAAGTCTATCATGGGCATCGACCGTTACGTGTCTTCGGACTTCGTAGGCGGACGTGGTGTAGAGTCTGGCCTTATCGGTAACCTCTACGGCGTAGACATCTACGTTTCAAGCAACGCTCCAGTACTTGAAGTAGCAGCACAAAACACTGCTTCTTCTGCTGACACTCGTGGTTGCTTGTTCTTCCACCAAGACGCTCTTGTCATGGCAGAGCAAATGGCTGTCCGTTCACAGACACAGTACAAGCAGGAATACCTGTCAACACTGTTCACTTCGGACACTCTGTACGGTGTAGAAACATACCGTCCAGAAGCTGGCTTCATCCTCGCAGTTTGCGACGAGTAAGTCCACTAAGGGGTCAGCAATGGCCCCTTTTTCCTTTCCCTCCGTTTTCTGCAATAGGACTTTCCGATGTCGAACTACACTAAGACTACAGACTTTGGGGCTAAAGACTCATTACCGACAGGCGACTCTGGTAAGATTATTCGCGGAACTGAGTTTGAAACAGAGTTTGACGCGATCTCTACTGCTATCGCAACCAAAGCAGATATTGCAGGGCCTACGTTTACCGGAACCCTGACCTACGAAACTATTTCCGACGGAACTATTAGCATTACTGGATTTGTTGACGAAGATGATATGTCGTCCGACAGTGTCAACTTAGTTCCTACACAGCAGTCCGTAAAAGCTTACGTTGACTCACAAGTCACTGCACAAGACCTAGACTTCCAAGCTGACACTGGTGGTGCGCTTAGTATTGACTTGGACTCTGAATCACTGACCTTTACAGGCGGTACTGGTATTGATACGTCTGGCTTAGGTAATGCTGTTACCTTTGCTATCGACTCTACCGTTGCCACACTGACTGGCACTCAGACGCTTACTAACAAGACTCTCACGTCCCCTGACGTAAACACTCCTGACATCGACGGTGGTACTATTGACGGTACTGTCATTGGTGGTACTACTCCTGCCGCTGTCTCTGCTACTACTGTTTCTGCTACAGGCAACATTACTGTAGGCGGTACTGTAGACGGACGTGACGTAGCTACTGATGGCTCTAAGCTAGACGGCATTGAGTCTGGTGCTACTGCTGACCAAACAGCCGCAGAGATTCGTACACTGGTTGAGTCTGCTACTGACTCTAATGTCTTTACTGATGCAGACCATACGAAACTAGATGGTATAGAGGCTAACGCTACAGCAGACCAAACTGATGCTGAGATCAGAGCCGCAGTAGAAGCCGCTACTGACTCCAATGTTTTTACTGACGCTGACCATAGTAAGCTTGATGGTATTGAAGCCTTAGCAGACGTAACGGACACAACCAATGTTACAGCCGCTGGTGCTGTCATGGACAGTGAGTTGACCAATGAGACTGCTGTTAAGGCTCTAGATCAAGGCGTTGCTACTACTGACACTCCAAGCTTTACAGGTCTTACGACTACGGCTGACATTAACTTCGGTGACGATGACAAAGCCGTTTTTGGTGCGGGTAATGACTTAGAAATTTTTAGTAATGGCACAGATGGATTTATTCGTAACGGCAATGCGACTGGTGAAGTTCGCATAGAGTCAGACGACAGAATTGTTATAGCAGACAGATTCTTCAACGAAGCGTTCGCAATATTTAACGACGACGACGACGTTAAGCTGTACTACGACGGCAGTCAAAAACTAGCCACCACCTCTACAGGCATCGACGTTACCGGAACTGCTGTAACAGATGGCGTTACAGTCGCAGGCAACCTTGATGTAGACGGCGGCACAATCAAGCTGGATGGTAACTATCCTACAGGTACGTCTAACGTGGCGCTGGGTAATGCGGCGCTAGATAGCATAGCGTCGGGTAACAACTTTAACGTTGCCGTTGGCACGAGCGCACTTACCGCGCTGACAGGCGGGACAGGCGGTCAAAACACGGCTGTAGGCACTCTTGCACTAACAAACAGCACTGCTTCCAACAACTCCGCTTTTGGTACAAGCGCACTCACTACAAACACAACTGGTAGTGAAAATACGGCTCTTGGCCTAAATTCTTTGTATTCCAACACTACTGGTGCATACAACACAGCAGTAGGATCAGGGTCGTTACTTTCAAACACCACAGCCTCCAACAATACGGCAGTTGGTTATCAGTCGCTTTACTCAAACACCACAGGAACGAAGAACGTAGCTGTCGGGACAAATGCTTTAGTTGCAAATACCACAGGCAACAACAACATTGCAATTGGCTACGACGCACTGACTACCGCCACAGCCAGTAACAATATAGCGATAGGTAAAGATGCTTTACGTTTGACAACAACTGGAACTGCAAACGTAGCGATAGGCCATGAAGCATTAGAAAGCAATACAGACGCTGATAACAATACAGCTATCGGTTATGAAGCACTAACTGCAAATACTACGGGTATTAATAATGTTGCGGTTGGAGCAAATTCTTTAGATGCAAATACAACGGGCAATGGAAACTCTGCTCTTGGAGCAAGCGCATTAGGCGGCAACACCTCCGGAGGACAGAACACAGCGGTTGGGTATCAATCCATGCTTACCAACACCACAGGACAAGAAAACGTCGGTGTGGGTTATCAGGCGCTTTACACCAATTCTACTGGTGTAAACAACGTTTCAATGGGCCGACGTGCCTTGTATCTAAATACTGCCAGTAACAATACAGCACTAGGCCATCAATCGCTTTACAACAATAGTTCAGGCGCAAGCAACACGGCTGTTGGTTCGGGCGCCCTTAATGCAAACACGACTTCTTCTTACAATACGGCTGTCGGTTATAACGCCCTCAACGCAAACACAGGCGCGTCTAACACAGCCATTGGTTATCGCGCAGGTGAAAGCAATACGGGCGGAACTCCAAATATTTTTATTGGATACGAGGCAGGCAAAAACTCAACCACTGGTAATAATACAATCGCCATTGGTTATCGTGCTGGGTTTTCTAATGCCGCAACAAACTTTAATACTGCTGTCGGTCATTTTGCGCTAGAAGACGCAAACGATGGCGGCAGACAAACAGCGATTGGTTATCAAGCGTTAAAAGACGATACCAAGGGCGCACGTAACGTCGCTGTCGGCTGGGGTACGCTAACAAACCAAAACTTTACTTCTGTCACAACGTCATACAACACGGCGGTAGGCTATGGCACGTTGGCCCTAAACACCACGGGTACAAACAATACAGCCGTAGGTGCTTTAGCTTTGGACGCCAATACGACCGCAAACAGTAACGTCGCTGTTGGATATTCAGCGCTTGGACAAAACACTACGGGAGCCAACAACACCGCTATCGGTACAAGCTCCATGAATGCCAACACCACTGGTGCGGGGCAAGTAGCGGTAGGCCAAGGCTCTTTGGATGCTAATACAACAGGAAACAACAACGTTGCGATAGGCGTTGCGGCTCTTGGTTCTAACACGTCTGGAGACTTGAATGTCGCCGTTGGCTATCAAGCACTTACTGCAAACACCGCTAACGGGGCAAACACGGCTGTTGGTGGCTATGCCCTTGCGGACAACACAGGCTCGAACAACACGGGCCTTGGTTACCTAGCATTAAGACTTAATGTAGGCGGAGCGAATAACACCGCTATTGGGCGGGATTCTTTAGGATCAAATGTTTCGGGCAACAATAGTGTTGCTGTTGGATATCAAGCGTTACGTCTTAATACAGCAGATAACAACACGGCTGTTGGTACACAGGCACTAGACGCCAACGTATCAGGTACACGAAACACGGCGGTAGGGCGAGAAGCCTTAAATGACAACACCGCATCAGACAACGTGGCAGTTGGCTATAGAGCCGCTGACAACACTACGTCTGGCTCTAACAACACCGCAGTCGGAACAGAAACACTAGATGCAAACACCACCGGCTCTGCAAACGTCGCAGTGGGCTATCGTGCTTTGGATGCTAATACCACAGCGTCTAACAACGTTGCTGTCGGTTATGGCGCTGGCGATGCGGTAACAACAGGTAGTTGGAACGTCATGGTTGGTACAGACGCAGGTGGCGCACTAACCACAGGCGGCGACAACACATTCATTGGCCCACAAGCCGGTGAATTGATGACTACCGGATCAAATAACGTAGTTATTGGTAACTATGACGGCAACCAAGGCGGCCTTGATCTCCGCACCGCAAGCCAACACATCGTCTTGTCAGATGGTGACGGTAATCCACGATTCTATGTTGATAGTGGTGGCGGTATAAATGTAAGAAGAACCGCAGATTGCGGTGCAAACGATGCTGTATTTTTGATTGAAACTAATTCTTCTGACTGGAACTTTAAGGTAAATCACAGTCAGGCTGTTGGCATTCAATACTTTATGCAATTCCAGTATGACGGAACTGCTATTGGCTCTATTCAAGGAAATGGAACATCTACTTCTTACAACACATCATCTGACCACCGCCTGAAAGAAAACGTAGTAGCCATGACAGGCGCTACCGAAAGACTGAAGCAGTTAGCCCCCAAGCGATTCAACTTTATCGTTGACACTGATAAGACTGTTGATGGTTTCTTGGCGCACGAGGTGCAGTCTGTTGTACCAGAGGCAATCACAGGAACACACAACGAGGTTGATAGCGACGGCAATCCTGTATATCAAGGTATTGACCAATCCAAACTTGTGCCGCTACTTGTGGCAACAATCCAAGAACTTGAGGCTAGAATAGCCGCACTTGAATCTAACTAAGGAGACAGTCCATGACTGACGAAGCAAGAACCGCTGAAGAGCGCACACAAGACTTTACTGCTATGGGCCATAGCGTAGATCTAATCAACGACATCGTTGCTGGTAACCAAGACGATATGGAAGCCGCAGAGCGTCAAGACTGCGTTGACCGTAACGTGGCTCACCTACAGATTATGGTTGCTAAGGACGATTGGGATGGCGAGGACATGACTGCTTCTAATGCTGCAATTACTGCGGGACAAGGCTACACAGCTTCCTAATGTGTTCCTTGTTCTAGTTTTAGTACTAGAAGGCGGTACTTCAGCATACGTAGGCAAACGAGTGGTTTACCACACAGTATGCGAATATAAGGAGGTAGACTCAGAGTCAGACAAACGCTACCGATGGTATGTCCAAGGCATATATAGTTGTCCTAAGTACGTAAGGTATAACGATGATTGATCCAGTAACAGCTATAGCCGCAGCATCTAAAGCCTTTGCGATGACTAAGGCATTTGTTGAAGCTGGACGTTCTGCAGAGGACACACTAGGACAAGTAGCTAAATGGTACGGTGCAGCTAGTGACGTACTGTTTGATGAGTCGAAGAAGAGCAACCCAAATCCTTTTAAGAAGTTGGTGTTTGCTAAGTCTGCCGAAGTTGAAGCATTAGAGGCTTTTGCAAGAAAGAAGAAGATAGAGGCTCAACGCAAAGAACTACACAGTATCATAGGTATGGCTTATGGTAACCAAGGTTTAAAAGAGTTGAGAGACATCAAGAAGCAGGTAATAAAACAAAGACAGGACGCTGTTTATCGACAGCAGGAACTAAAAGAACAAGTACTAGGCACGTTGTTAGTTTTTGTTAGCTTAGGTGTCTTAGCAGTTCTAGTGATATTCATTGCAGGTGGTTTTAAATGACAAAAACAGAAGAACTTATTGCGAGACTTGAGGGACACGAGAAAGAGTGTCTAGTGCGGTACGACATGATCCAACGTCAGCTTGATTCAGCAGGTAAGGACATTGCTGTCAATCGTCAGGCTGTCTTTGCTCTGTATCCTTTTATTCTTGGTGCCATTGTCTTTGCTGAGTACATACGATGATTGAAGCACTCATAGGGCCTGTTACAGGGCTTCTAGACAAGTTTATACAAGACAAGGACCAGAAGGCTAGGCTGGCCCATGAAGTCGCTACAATGGCTCAGAGACACGCTCAGGAGCTTGCTAAAGCACAGCTAGAGGTTAACAAAGTAGAAGCAGCACACAAGTCCTTGTTTGTCTCTGGTTGGAGACCTGCTGTTGGCTGGTGTTGTGTCTTGGGTATGACTGGTAATTTCATGGTCATTCCTTTTACCAACTTTGTACTAGCTCTGTTGGCTGTTGAAGTCACTATACCACTCATTGACCTAGAGACTATGATGCCTGTACTAATGGGTATGCTTGGTCTTGGCGCTATGCGTTCTTATGAAAAAACTAAGGGCGTATCAAGGGAAAAGTAAATGGCGTATGTAATTAACAACAGAGTTTTTCGTACACTTTCAGAAGCACAAGAATATATAACAGAAAGTGATTTTGCAGTAATGCCTACGATTACTGAAATTACTCGTCCTGAACAAATTCGAAGCATTCTTGACCCTACACGGTTTGCTATTGGTCCGGGTTTTGATGACCAAGATATTTTTAAAGAACCGGGTGAACTTGATCTACCAGACCAAGGTGCTGACCCTTTTGAAACAGGGGAATTTGAAGACTCTGTTTTTGACATTCTTGTAGCTATTATGGCAGGAACTCAAGGCACTATTGAAGGTCTTGATCCAGAAACTATAGACGCTCTTCAAACTGCTATAGAGGGGTCTAGCGGAGAAGAGTTAGACAGGATAGCACAAGAAATAGCTGAAGCAGGTGGATTTGAAGAGTGGTTAGCACAACAACCCACAGGTGACCCCGGCGATCAAGAACCTGATCCACAGCCTGATACAGAAGAAGAAACAGAGGCCCCCGAACAACAACCCATATCTTTAGAGGACTTCCAAGAGCAGTTCCCTGATCTTGACCCTGAAGAGTACATGGAAGACGGTACTTGGACTGACCCTGAGACAGGGATTGTGTATGTCATCAACATCCCACCTGAGATTGAAGAGGAAGAGGACGAAGGTGGCGGCGGTGGTGACTCTGCAGAAGAAGCAGAAAAAGACGCAGAAGAGTCGCAAAAAGAAACTGCGGCTGAAGAAACTGCAAAGGAAGACGAAGAAACAGAGCGAGTAGACAAAGAAGTCGCTGCTGAACAAGAAACAAAAGAAACTGAGGCAGAGCAACAGCAAAAAGACGTAGCTGCTGAAGAGGCTGGTAAAGAAGCAGAACAGGCAGATAAAGAAGCCCAAGCAGAGCAGCAACAAAAGGACGCTGAGGCTGAACAAGCTAACAAAGATGCTCAAGCAGAACAAGAAACTAAAGATGCTGAGGCTGCTGCTGAACAACAACAGAAGGACGAAGCTGCAGAACAAAAGTCTAAAGACGAACAGGCAGAGTTTCAAGCTAAAGAAGATGAGGAAGCCGAACGGTTAGAAAAAGAAGAGCCTCCTATTACTGACATTGAAACAGACGACACTTTAAACACTTCTACTGAAATTTATGAAGGTTTAGAAGACAGTATTATTGCACGTCAAATACACGAAGCTATTATCAACGAAACTGATCCTACAGTTAGAGACGGTTTGATTGACGACTGGGAAGACTATACTGGACAACAGTGGGACGACTCCTACTTAGATGAAGACCCTTATGAAGGCTATGAGCAGCCCCCAGAGCCTGAACCTGTAGGCTACGTGTATGACGAAGTAGAAGGCAGAGAAGTGCCTATCTATGAAATGCCTGAAGACGGTACTACAGTCTATGAAGAACCCGGACAGGCTGAGGGCGCTTACAAAGAACAACAAGAAGCTGAGGCTGAAACCCGCGAAAAAGACATGGCCGAAACTCGCGAGAAAGAGGAACAAGCAGAGCAAGAAGCCGAAGAAGCAGAAAAAGAAGAGTCTGAGCGTATTTACAAAGAAGCAGAACAAGGCGACAAAGAAGAAGCAGAACGGTCAGAAAAAGAAGAGGCAGAGAGGGCTGAAAAAGACGCTCAGGCCGAAACTCAGACCAAAGAAGAAGAGGCTGCTGAACGATCTACTAAAGAAGCTGAAGCTGAAACACAGACTAAAGAAGAAGAAGCTGCTGAAAGAGCAGACAAAGAAGCACAGGCTGAAACACAGACTAAGGAAGAAGAGGCTGCTGAAAGGGCGGACAAAGAGGCTCAGGCTGAAACTCAACAAAAAGAAGAGGAAGCAGCAGAGCAAGCAGATAAAGATCGTCAAGCTGAAGAAGACAGTAAAGAAGCTGAGGAGCAGCAAAAGGACGCTGAAGAAATTGAAAAAGAACAGCAAGCAGAACAGGAACAAAAAGACATAGCTGCTGAAGAAACTCAGAAGGAAGCCGAAGCTGAAACAGCAGACAAGGAAGCTCAAGCTGCTGAGGAAGCACAGAAGGAAGCCGAAGCTGAAACCGCTGATAAGGAAGCACAGGCTGCTGAGGAAGCACAGAAGGAAGCTGATGCTGAAACAGCTGACAAAGAGGCTCAAGCTGCTGAGGAAGCACAAAAAGAGGCTGATGCAGAAACTGCTGACAAAGAAGCTGCTGAACAAGCACAAAAGGAAGCTGAACAGTCCGACAAGGATGCCGCTGAACAACAGCAGAAAGAAGCAGAGCAGTCTGATAAAGACGCTGCTGAACAACAGCAGAAGGAAGCTGAAACAGCGGATAAGGAAGTAGCCGAAGAGTCTGAGAAAGACGTTGCTGAACAGTTAGAAAAAGACGCAGAACAACGTCAGAAGGATACTGAAGCAGAACAACAAGAGAAAGACCGTCAGGCCGAACAAGAAGAAAAAGATAGGCAAGCAGAACAACGTCAAAAAGAAGAGACTGCTGCTGAAGAGCAACAAAAAGAAGCTGAACGTGCAGATAAAGAAGCAGAGCAGCAGACCAAAGAGCAACAGGCAGAACAACAGCAGAAAGATGCAGA